CCAGAACGCGCACCGTCGCAGTTCGCAGGTTTTGGGGGTGGGGCAAGATAGAATCCAAACAAGGGGGAAAATATGATCAATGAAAGCCTGAAGAACTTGGCCACGCCGATCGACGATTTGCACACGCTGCCCGGCAATCCACGCAGGGGCGACATCGCCGCCGTAGCCAGATCGCTCGAGCGCTTCGGCCAGCGCAAGCCGATCGTTGCCAAGCACAGCGACGGAACCATCATCGCCGGCAACCACACATGGCAAGCAGCCAAGCAACTCGGCTGGAAAGAGATCGCCGTCGTTTGGACAGACGACGACGACAACACAGCCCACGCATTCGCGCTCGCAGATAACAGAACCGCCGAACTTGGAACCTACGATGAAGACGCGCTTCGAGAGATGATCGCGCAGCTCGTCAATGTCGATCCAGAATTAGTAAGCGACGCCGGCTACAGCCAAGAAGCGATTGCAGAAATTCTCAAGATACCGGTCGAAGAGATTCCAATGGCCGGCGACTTAGATGCAGCTCCAGCGAAACCAAGAACAGCGCACAGCATCGAAGGCGACACATGGATCCTTGGGCCGCACCGCCTTGTTGTTGGAGATTCAACAAATCCGGAAATTTTAAGCAAGGCACTCAACGGCAAACTTGCAGATTGCATCTTCACCGATCCGCCATACAACGTCGCCTACCAGGGCGGAACGAATGAGAACCTAACAATTCAGAACGACTCGATGAGCGACTTAGAATTTGAATCGTTCTTACTTGCAACTTACGGAGCGATGTACGCAAACGCGAAAGACGGATGCCCAATCTATGTCTGCCACGCAGATGGAAGCAGCGTCACATTTAGATCAGCGTTCAAGACTTCAGGATTTATGCTCAAGCAAATTCTTATCTGGATCAAAGACAACTTCACACTCAGCCGCCAGGATTACAACTGGCAACATGAACCAATCATCTACGGATGGAAACCAGGAGCAGCACATCCCTGGTTTGGCCCATTCAACGACTCAACCGTTCTAGATTTCGCGACGAAAGACTTGGACACATTGAGCAAGACGGAACTCGTAAAGATAATCGAGACAGCCCGAGAGTCTTCAACGATTATCCGCGAGCCACGTCCACGCAGAAATTCAGAACATCCGACCATGAAGCCCATCAACCTCATCACTCGCATATTGAGCAATTCGGCAAATCGTGAATCGGTTGTTCTGGATCCATTTGGGGGTTCAGGATCAACACTCGTCGCAGCTCACACACTCGGAATGACGGCAGCACTTGTCGAATTAGATCCGATATACGCAGACGTTATATGCAAGCGCTGGCAAGACCTGACTGGAATTCTTCCAATCAATGAACTCACCGGCAAGCCTTACGATTTCATAGGAAGCGACAATGCCTAATCCCCCAAAGACAATCGAGCAGAAGCGCAAACTTGGTAACCCAGGAAAGCGACCACTTCCAGACAAAGCAAACCTGATCGCACTTCCAATGGCGAAAGAAACACCAGAACCACTTCGACCACTTGGCCAAGAAGGACAGAAGATGTGGGATCGAATCTGGCAAGCAGGACGCGCATGGATTTCACCGACGACAGACATCGAACAAGTGATGCTGCTCTGCGAAACAATGGATGAGCGCGTTCAACTTCGAGCCTTAGTTTTCAGAGGTGGAGAATGGCGCGATCGCGTCGCATTGCGACATCTTGATCACCAGATAACCACGATGCTCTCATTGATAGCATTCAATCCGGTCGAGCGTTCACGTCTTGGACTTGCAGAAGTGCAAGCACAGACACGCATCCAGGAACTGATGACGCGAGCACGTGGCTAAGAAGAAAATTCAATCATGGCCGCCGCGTTGGATGACGCCGGTGGACTTGGCAGACCGCAAACGCGGCGACGGCCCACTCTATTCTGAATTCGCAGAAGCAGTATGCAGAGTAACCAAAGACTCCGTCGCAGCACCAGCCGGCGAACTTTTACACTTGCGCGATTGGCAGAAGGAACTTCTCAATCACGCACTCGCACGCAGAGCAGACGGCCGCTTCAAACACAGAGTGGCGCTCATTGGAATGGCACGCAAGAACGGCAAGTCCGCGCTTGCAGCTTCGATGGGATTATCAGCGCTCACACTTGGCGGCAACGGTTCCGAAATTTATTCATGCGCAGCAGATCGAGATCAGGCTCGCATCGTATTCGGAACAGCAAAGCGAATGGTTGAATTAGACCCGGAACTTTCTTCGATGTTCACACTTTATCGCGACGTAATCGAATACAAAGACAAGGGTTCCGTTTACCGAGTGCTTTCAGCAGAGGCATACACGAAAGAAGGACTCAACCCTTCACCGATCGTAATCTTTGACGAAGTCCACGCGCAGCCAAACCGCGAACTCTGGGATGTTATGTCGCTCGCAGGCGGCGCACGATCGGATTCACTTCTTCTAGGAATCACCACAGCAGGAGTAAAGACGCAAGCAAACGGCCAGGACAGCCTGGCATATTCGTTATACCAATACGGCCAGAAGCTCGTAAAGGGCGAACTTGTAGACCCGTCGTTCTTCTTTGCCTGGTGGGAACCGAAGAACCCAGAAGCAGATCACAGAGATAAGCAGCTCTGGATCGAATCAAACCCCGGCTTCGCAGACATCGTCGACGCCGAAGATTTCGAGAGCGCAGTGCTTCGAACACCAGAAGCAGAATTTAGAACCAAGAGAACAAACTGCTTCGTCTCGACAGCAACCGCCTGGCTTCCAGCCGGATCATGGGAAGCCTTGATCGACACAGAGAGAACGCCGGAACAGGGCGAAGAAGTTATCCTGGCATTTGACGGAGCCTTCTCAAACGACAGCACCGCGCTAATCGCCTGGCTACTTGGCGGAGACAAACCGCATCTGATGGTTGTAGGAATCTGGGAAAGACCAGAAGACGCAGAACAGGGCTGGCACGTTCCAGTCGCCGAAGTAGAGCAGACGATTATCGACACATTCAGAAATAGCAATTTCCAAACCAAAGAGATCGTCTTCGACCCGGCACGCTGGCAGCGAACCTTTATGGTTCTCGATGAGCAAGGAATGCCAGTCGTTTCTTACCCGAACAGCGCAGAGCGCATGGTTCCAGCAACGCAGAAATTCTACGAAGCCGTAGTAAATAAGAGCTTCACCCACGATGGCGATGAAAGAATGGCAAGGCATATAACAAACTGCGTCACGAAGCAATCATCTCGGGGCGTTATGGTTGCGAAAGCAAGCTCGAAGCGGAAAGTCGATGCGGCCGTAGCAGCAATATTCGGATACGACAGAGCAACGCAACCAGCAGAACCAAAACCACCAGTGGCCAGGTTCTTCTCGGTTCAACTTTAGGAGCGCAATGAAAAGAATAGATTTCTCACTCGTAGCAGAAGTGACTGGCGTAGCATTAGCAACCACAGGAATCGCAATGCTTTCATTGCCGATCGCATTAATTACACTAGGCACATTCCTAGTATGGATAACAGAAAAGGCTAACTGATGAGTCTATCGAAGCGAATCAAAGCAGCAGAGCAGAAGCGCACAAACAATAGCCAATGGGTCGAACCACTTATCCCAGGCCGCCCTGCTTACATGGCCCCATCTGGAATCGATGTAAATGCAGACTCTGCAATTCGCATGTCGACAGTTTATGCCTGCGTAAGATTGCTCGGCGATACGATTTCCTCGTTACCACTTGCAGCATACGTGCGACGCGGCCGAAACAGAATCTCATACGCCAGCGTTTACGGAGATCAACCAGCCTGGATCAACAAACCAAATCCAGAAGCATCGCGCCTAGAGTTTTACGAGCAGATAATCGCTTCACTTAATATTCATGGCAACGCATTCATCCTCACCGTTCGCGACGACATGGACGAAGTACAAGAGGTCTATTGCATCCACCCAGATGATGTTCGGATTGAACGCCCACGTCCAGGAGAACCAATCATCTACAAGATGAGAGATGGCGAAGGCGCATACACGCGAATTCTTACCTCACGCGAAATGAAACACATTCCACTCTTTAGACTTCCCGGTTCGCTTTACGGCCTCGGCCCAATAGCAGCAGCTCGACTCACGATCGGCGCAGCGATGGCAGCAGACACATATGCAGCCGCCTACTTCGGCAACGCAGCAAACCCAGGCGGCGTCATTGAAGTACCGGGCGAATTAACTGAAGAGCAGGCAAGCGACATCGGCCGCGATTGGAACGTAACCCACACAGGGCCGTACCGAGCAGGCAAGATCGGAATCCTTTCAGGCGGCGCACAATTCCGCCCACTCACACTCAACGCAGCAGACGCGCAGCTGCTAGAAGCCCGGCGCTTCAACGTTGAAGACATCGCGAGATTATTCCGAGTACCAATCAGCCTATTAGGACACCCAGTAGCAGGAGCGATGTCATTCGCTAGCGTTGAAGCACAGAACCTCTCATTCGTTCAGCATTCGCTTCGCCCATTATTGGAACGAATCGAACAATCAATGTCCGAATTACTTCCAGAGCCGGACGGCTTCATCAAATTTAATCTTGACGCATTGCTGCGCGGAACCACACTCGAGCGCTTCGATGCATACACGAAAGGCCTCCGCGAAGGATTTCTATCACTTAACGACGTCCGCGCCGTTGAAGATTTAACACCACTGGGAACAGCAGGCGATCAATTCAGAGTGCCATTGCAAAATATCGATGCAGCAGATGCACCAGATGTAGGGCTTAAACTTCGAGCAGAGATCGCAGCAAGCCTGATCCAGGTCGGCTTCGATCCAAAGGCCGTCACAGAAGCCGTCGGATTACCGCCGATGGCCCACACAGGAGTGCCAAGCAGCCAGCTACAGCAAGTCTCCACAATTGACCCAGGAGATCCGGCTTCAGTTTATGAGGTGCAATAAATGCCATATTTCATAAGCGAAAGCCAGAGCGACTGCGCAGGATGGGCAACCGTTAAAGAAGAAACAGACGGCACATACACCACAATCGGATGCCACGAAAATAAGCAGGACGCAATCGACCAGATGGTGGCCGTTTCGATCGCAGAGGACATGGAGCCAGGCGGCGAAGTAAGCAAGCGAGCCGTTGATTTATCAGTGCCTAGTTTTATCCAGGAGAACGCCAAGCGCGGCCTGAAATACTTGGCAGACGGATACGGCGGCGACGGCCTCACAGAAGGAACCAAGCGAGAAGCTCGCGAAATGGCAGCAGGAAATATCACCGAAAACAAGATCAGGAAAATGGCCCCCTGGTTCGCAAGACACAAAGTCGACGGCCAAGCACCCAAGAACAGCAACCAATCCGATCCAGGATACCCAGGCGCAGGATTAGTCGCCTGGCTTTTATGGGGCGGAGATTCAAACTTCAGCGACCGAGCACAAAACTGGGCGCAAAGGAAAATAGATGCACTCGACGCAGAAGAAAACTCAAGGAGCAAAATGACAAAGAAAATCGAACGCCGCACCTTCACGATCAAGAACGTAGAAGCACGCCAGGCAGAAGACGGAACCATGCGCCTCTCCGGATACGCAGCCGTATTCAACGACGACAGCGTGCCGCTTCCATTCATTGAAAGAATCGCACCCGGAGCATTTCGCAAGACGCTAACAGAAACACCAGATGTGCGCCTTTTGATCAACCACGAAGGCCTACCTTTGGCACGCACAAAGAACGGAACCCTTCGCCTTCAGGAAGACACCGTCGGACTTTATATGGACGCAGATCTTCCAGACACCCAGGCAGCTCGTGACCTTTACACCCTGGTCGAGCGCGGCGACGTAGATCAAATGAGCTTCGCATTTCGAGTCATTCGCCAGAAATGGAACGAAGGAAGAACCGAGCGCACACTTACAGAATTATCGCTGGCAGATGGCGACGTTTCAGTCGTTACTTACCCGGCCTATCCAACCACTTCAGTCGAAGCACGCGCACACTTGCAAGAAGCAATGAACGCACTCAAAGAAGGACGCGCACTCGAAGGTGAAAGCCTTCTAGCAGTCCAGGCAATCTTCGATAAAATTTCAGAATCATATGATTACCTTGAAGAAGGAAAATCAATGCTTGAAGTTATGCTAGGACTGGACACATTAGTCCCGGCAGTAGAAGTAGAAGATCCAGAAATTGAATTGATGCCAGCAAGCGAAGTAATTCCACAAGATGCTGCTCGATCCATTTCGCTACGACTTGCAAAAGCAATCGTAGAAAATACAAAGTAGAATTCTGCTGCAATCAGCAGATACAAAGCCGGAGCGCCTCTCGCACCCAATATGCGCCGCGAGATTAAACGAAACCACTTTGATCCAAACCCTAATCAGAAGGAGATCAACACATGTCAAAGTCTTTCCTTGATAAGTTGATCGAGCGTCGTGATGCAGTCAAGTCAGAGATGGACGCAGTTCTAGAAGCAGTAGCAGAAGAGAACCGCACTGACCTCACAGCAGAGGAAACCGAGAAGGTCGACTCACTCGTAGAAGAATCACGCTCACTCGATACAAAGATCGAAAAGATGAAAGCACAGGCAGATGCAGATGCAAAGGCATCTGAAATCCGCGCAGCAGTATCAGATGTTGTAATGCCAAAGATCGGCGGAGCAACAGTTACACGCGAAGAGCGCACATACTCAGCACACTCAGATGCATCATTCGTGAAGGACGCATTCAATGCGCAATTCTCAAATGACTACGCAGCAAACGAGCGCCTCGCACGTCACATGCGTGAAGAGTCAATCGAGCGCCGCGATGTTGGAACAGCACAATTCGAAGGTCTTGTAATTCCACAATACCTCGTCGATCTTGCAGCTCCATACGCACGTGCAGGACGCCCATTCGCAGATGCAGCGACAAACAAGATGGTTCTTCCAGCAAGCGGAATGACCCTGAATATTTCTCGCATGACGACTGGAAGTTCAACAGCCGTACAAGTTACACAGAACGATGCAGTATCAGAGACAGATGTGGATGACACACTGCTCACGATCAATGTTCGTACAATTGCAGGCCAGCAAGATATCTCTCGCCAGGCACTAGAGCGCGGAACAGGCATCGATACATTCGTAATCGCTGACTTGATCAAGTCATGGCATACAACACTTGACTCACAGATCCTCAACGGTGCAGGCACAGCCGGCACAATCAAGGGCCTTCGTGCTTCAGGTGGAAACGCCATCACATTCACATCAACAGCGCCAACAGTCGGATTACTTTATCCAAAGCTCGCTGACGCAATTCAGCAGATCCAGACAAACGCATTCGTTTCACCTACACACTGGGTAGTTCACCCACGTCGTCTCGCGTTCCTATTGGCAGCAGTGGACAGCACAAACCGTCCGCTTGTTGTACCAGCAGCGAATGGCCCACTCAATGCAGTAGGCGTCGGCGGAGCACCAGCATACGGAAACTCCGGATACCAGATGCTCGGACTTCCAATCATCACCGATGCAAACATCGGAACAACATACGGAACAACAACAAACCAGGATGAGATCTATTGCGTAACAGCAAGCGAAGCTCATCTCTGGGAACAGCCAGGATCACCATTCGCACTTCGCTTCGATGCGACAGGCGCTGGCAACCTTCAGATCAAGTCTGTTGTTTACGGCTACGCCGCATTCACAGCAGAGCGCTACCCACTTGCAGCCTCGATCATTTCAGGCACAGGACTAAGCGCACCAACCTTCTAATCGAAGGCAAGCACTAAATTGTGCAGGGCGAGTGGCCCACCCCCCGAGTCACTCGCCCTGCACTTCCAAACAGGGGGAAACAAATGAAGACAGGACACAAAGTAACAATCGGCTCATGCGATCCAGGATCCGTAAATGGATCCTTTGCATTCAGGCTCATTCAACTTGCGCAAGCAAGAAGCAGCAGACTCGGGCCATTTGTAAGAATTAAGGGTTCCGGACTTTTATCAAAGCAACGCAACCGAATGGTGAAGCAATTTCTGGATAACACCGATAGCGACTGGCTTCTTATGTTGGATTCAGATGAGCAGCTCGTTGTTCCAGTATTCGACGCCTTGATCGACACAGCCCATGACAAAGAACGCCCAATCGTCGCAGGCCTTGTCTTTGCAGGATTTGGAGTACCAGGCAAGCCTTACCCAAAGCCAGTCCCGGCAATATTCCAGGACACAGAGAACGGCTTCCTTCCGCTTTACAAATACGACAAGAACGCAGTCTTTGAAATTGACGCAGCAGGAACCGGATGCCTACTTGTTCACCGGAGTGTTCTAGAGAAGATGCGCGAAGTCGCAGATCCAAACCAGGGCAAAGACTGGTGCTGGTTCTGGGATGGGCCAGTAAACGGAGAATGGATCGGCGAAGATTTATTATTCTGCCGAAGGGCAAAGGCGCTCGGATTTACGATCCACGTAAACACAGCCGCAATATTGCCCCATCAGAAGAGCTTCTGGATGGAAGAAATTCATGCTGATATTTGGAAAGATTAAGAAGACCCGGCGCAAGCCGGCAAAGGAAACAGCAACAGCCGATCCCAAACTAGAACGCGCAATGCTGCCGAAACCGGAAAGAAGGACGAAGCGTGGCCCTAACTAATTGCTATTGCACCCTGGCCGAATTGAAGGCCTCACTTGCGATCACAGACAGCGTGGACGACACCCCACTCGAAGCAGCAATCACAGCAACCAGCAGAATGATCGACGACTACACCGGGCGCTTCTTTTACCAGAACGGAACGACAGGATCACCAGTAGCTCGTTACTACACGCCACTCGATCCCTGGACGATGAACATCGACGACAGCGTTTCAATTACGCAAGTGGCCACAGACGATAACTTTAACCAGACATGGGATACGGTCTGGGCAACGAGCGACTACATGCTCGAACCAGTAAATAACCCACAGCGCGGCTGGCCAGTAAACCGCATCCTTGCAATCGGCCGATACGTTTGGCCTTATTACTTGCCACAGGCATGCCGAATCACCGGCGTCTGGGGATGGAGCGCGACACCAGCAGAGATCAACATGGCAACCTTGATCCAAGCAGCTCGTCTCTTCACACGCCGCCAGTCGCCATTCGGAATCGCAGGAAGCCCGGACTTAGGCACAGTGCGCCTCACAGCCAAGCTCGATGCAGACGTTGAAGCCTTACTTCGACCATTCCGCAAGAACAATGGGCTGGCTAAATAATGCCAATGCAACCAAGCGCAGTGCGCGACGCACTCAAAACAAGACTTCAAACCATCTCGGGCCTTCGCGTTTACGAATTAATACCAGAACCAGTAACACCGCCATGCGCGATCGTGGGCCAATTAGATTTCACATTTGATATCGATAACGCCCGGGGATTAGACCAGGCAAACGTCGACATTTATGTGATCGTCCAGCGCTTCTCAGAGCGAGCAGGCCAGGACAAGCTCGATGGATATCTTGCAGGAACCGGAGCAACATCCATCAAAGCAGCGATAGAGGGAGATAGAACGCTCGGCGGAACATGCCAGACATTGCGAGTGATCGGCGCAGAGTCCGGAACATACGACTCGCAATCGAATACATTTCTCTCATACCGATACCGCCTAACAATCTGGGGATAAGGAGAACCACATGACATACACAGTAATCTCAGATAGAGAAGTCTGCGGAAAGACCAAAGGTGACACAATCACCACTAAAGAATTGCAAGATGCAGGAGTTAGCGCAGAAACCCTGATCGCTGGAAACCACATCAAAGCAAGTAATACAGCACCACAAAACCCATCCATCAAAACAGAAATAGAAGAAGGAGCGACTAAATAATGCCTCGCATAGTTCTCACTAACGCATATATATCCGTCGGCGGAGTTGACCTAAGCAGTTTGGTCGCATCCGTTACGCTTAATTCAACATACGACGTAGTCGAAACGACTGCATTCTCATCAACAGCAGCGAAGACACGTGTGGCTGGATTAGCAGACAATTCAGTAACGCTAGAATTTCACCAGGACTTCGCAACCAGCCAAGTCGAACAAACAATCTATCCACTTCTCGGACAGGCTTCGACAGTTATCGTCAAACCAAACGGCAGCACCACCAGCGCATTCAATCCAAGTTATACATGCTCTGCTATTATTGCAGAATGGACTCCGATCAACGGATCCGTCGGTGAATTGGCCACAGCTTCTGTAACTTGGCCAGTATCCGGAGCAATCACAAAGGCGGTCGCATAATGCCAAGACTTGTACTAACAAACGCATCCGTTGTCGTTGCAAGCACAGATCTCTCTCAATACATTACGAGCGTAAGCCTTAATACGACATACGACATCGTAGAAACCACTGCATTCGGAAACACAGCGAAGACACGTGTGGCCGGATTAGCAGACAATTCTGTGACGTTCGAATTTAACCAGGACTATGCAACTTCAGCAGTCGAACAAACAATCTATCCGTTACTTGGAACAGCAGCTACAGTCGTTGTAAAGCCAGTAGCAGGAACAACAACAACAATCAATCCACAATACACATTCTCCGCGCTTGTCTCCGAATGGACTCCTCTGAATGGATCCGTCGGTGAATTAGCAACGGCAAGTGTGTCATGGCCGATCTCCGGCGCAATTACCAAAGCAACATCCTAAAGAAAATAGGGGGAAACAAAGATGGATGGACTCAATATCAAAGTCAAGACGATCGATGGCGTGGAAAAGACGTTCTCGTTACGACCACGCATCATCGTCGACTTCGAGCAGAAGTACGGCAAAGGTCTAGCAAAACTTATCGGCGAAGAACAGAAACTCGAACACATCTATTATCTCGGATGGCTTGCACTTAAAGCCAATGGAGTGGTTGTAAAACCGTTCGGCCCTGATTTCTTAGATACGCTCGAAGGAGTGCAACTAGATACAGACCCAAATTCAGAATCCACAGAGACAGCCTGACATATTCAATCGCAGCAGTTTCTGTGGAGACAGGAATAGATCCCGTTTCTTTATTGGACGCACCAGATGGCATACTTGAAGCGATCGTGATCTATCTCAAGGAGAAGGCAAAGGCGGCAAACAAATATGGCCAATGAAGTCGTTGCAATTAGCGGCATCAAAGAAACCACCGCCGCCTTGAAGAAATTCGACAAGGACGCAGCTCGTCGCCTAAACAAAGTAATCAACGACGAGCTGCGCCTGGCCGAAGGCAACGCCAAAGAACAGATCCCAGACAAACCACCCATGAGTGGCTGGCGATCAACAGCCGCAAAGAACCCAAGAAAGACCACCAGAGGTGGCGAAGGCTGGCCGGCATGGGATCCCCAGGCAATCAAGCAGGGCATCGTTAAAACTCGCTCAGAAGGCCGCGTGAGGGCCGATTACACCACCAGCGCAGGCGCACTCTTCAATAAGACAGCCTCGGGCGTTATATTCGAAGTCGCAGGACGCAGGACGCCAGGGCAAGCAACCGGGCGCAAGATGATCGGCAATTTGAATGACCGCTTCCGCAAAGCCAGTCGCGGAATCTGGGCCGTTATTGATCGCGATCGCCCCAGAATTTATGCCAATGTCAGATCCGCAATGGACGACGCACAGAAGACCCTGCAAGCCAATCTAAACAAAGAGAAGAAGGGATAACCGAGCATGGCAATAGGCGCAGTAGTAGCCCGGATTATTACCCAATATTCAGATAAGGGCAGCAAGGCAGCATCCAAAGATATAAAGAAGCTCGGCGCATCCTTTGATAAATTTGCAGGCAAAGCAGCAAAATCATTCGGAATAGCGGCAGCAGCAGGGGCGGCATTCGCACTCAAAATAGGAATCGACTCCGTCAAAGCCGCGATCGCAGACGAGAAATCACAGGCGCTCCTTGCCAATTCGCTCCGAAACACCACTGGGGCAACAGATGCAGCGATCGCTTCAACCGAGATATGGATCGATAAAGTCCAGCGCACATTCGGAGTCGTTGACGATGAACTTCGACCAGCACTGGCCAAATTAACCGGCGTCACCGGAGACATTACAGCAGCTCAAGGATTACTAGGCTCAGCCCTTGATCTTTCAGCAGGCGCAAGCATTGACCTGGAATCAGCAGTCTCAGCAATTACCAAAGCAAGCCAGGGAAGCTTCGGAGCATTAACCAAACTCGGCGTACCAATTGATGCAAACACAAAGAAAACAAAAGACTTCGGTGCTGTTCTCAAAATTCTAGATAAGCAATTCGGTGGCGCAGCAGCAACCAGAGCAAACACCTTCGAATTTAGAATGAAGCGCCTGGGCATTGCATTCGATGAAGCCAAAGAAACACTTGGCACAGCACTGATGCCTACACTTGAAGAATTATTCACAGTGATGATAACCAAAGTCATCCCGGCGATACAGACATTCCTAAACGAAAATGGCGACAAATTAGTCGCAGTTATGACAGGAGCGATCAAAGCCATTGTCGGCTTTGGATTTGCCATCTTCAAAGTCTTTGCATTTGTAGCAAAGCATAAAACTTTATTCGTAACACTTGGCGCAATCTTGGCGGCTACATTTGTAGCAAGCAAAGTGATCGCATTCGTTACAGCGATACAAGGACTGGTCAAGGCATATCAGGCAATCAGAGCTGCGGCACTTGGAGCAGCAGCAGCACAGGCAGCAGCAACCGGCGGAGTTTCAGTAGCAGCAGCCGTCGCCGGCGTTGCCGCATTCGCTGCAACACTTGGCGGCCTCTATCTTGTCGTAAATAAAGCAAACGGCGAGATGAGCAAGATGGAAGGAGCAGGCGAAGATTTAGAATTCTCCTTCGATGGATTAAACGGAACGACTGACGACTTCCTGAATAGTCTCAAGGGCCTTAACGTTGATCTTGGCAAAGCAACAGGAAAGACAAAGGCGCTCACAGCAGCAGACCTCAAACTTATCGCAACACAGAAGGCACTCGCAGCGTTGGCAAAATTAGGTATAAAGCCAACGACAGAAACTGATCCAATTCAACTTGAAGCAGCACGTCTAAATCTTCTAAAGCAAGCAAACGTTCAAGAAGCAGCACGTGTCCAGGCGATACTTGCAAATCTTGAAGCGCAAATAAAAGCCAATGAAGCAATTCAACGATATGTTGATCTACTTGGAGTCGTTGCAGATCAAGTAATCTCACCAGAAGAAATAATTGTTCTGGCACTTAAATGGGGAATTAGCAAAGAAGCAGTCGTGGCTTATACCAGCGCAGTCTTCGCAACTAACGATGCCAAACTTTCAACTTCTGAAATTGATCTACTTGCACAGCAATGGGGAGTAACAAAGAAGCAAGCAGAGATGTATCTCGAATTCTTCAAAGCAATCAATGATGGAAAATTAGATCCAAAAGAGATTGATGCATTAAGAGCAAAATGGGGATTGACGAATACAGAAGTATTAGATTATGCCAAGAAGATCGCAGAAGGAGTAGTCCCATCTACCCTATGGCCTACACCCGGCAATCAAGCAGCGCAATCTTGGAAAGACGCGCTCGCAGCTCTTAATGCATACGTTGTAGCAAGCAATGCCAAACTTACCCAGACATTACCGCCGGAACTTCTTCCACAATTAGATGTAACAGCCAAGACTAAACCTGAAATTGACGCATTAATCAAAGCAAGAGAGAACCTTCCAATATCAGGGCCATACGACCCACGCGTTCTATATGGCGGCGCTCGCGTCGATATGGGCGGAAATTTGAACTATTACAATCCAGAGATGGCAGCAGCGATGGGCGGCGGCATCCCGAAACTTGCCACAGGCGGCATCGTTACCACTCCAACCACAGCTCTGATCGGAGAAGCAGGGCCAGAAGCCGTAATACCACTCAACCGCATGGGATCGATGGGCGGAGCAACCGTCAACGTTACGATCAACGGCAGCGTTACCAGCGAAAGCGACCTCGTAAACACGATCCGCAATGCGATCCTTCAGGGCCAGAATAACGGCCAGGCAATTACGAAGACAGCGATCCAACTCTAATGGCAGGCATTCCACAGCTCGGAGCTTCGATCGACTTCGTCAACGGCCCGGCATTTATTTCGACAGCCTTCACATTGAACGACGCCGTCAAGGGCAAACTGGGAACAGGCCAGCTCGCAGACGCCGATGACTCGGTCGACATTTCCAGCATTATCTTGCGTGCATCCGTTCGAAGAGGACGAAACCGCATCTTGAATAAATTCGAAGCAGGAACGGCCGTCGTTGAGATCAAGGACGACACAGGCGACTGGAACCCGGCTAATACAGCAGGCCCCTATTACGGCAAGCTGATACCGCTTCGAAAGATTCGAATCTGGGCAGATTATAACGGGGTGCGTTATTACCTTTTCTCAGGATTTATCACCAGCTATGACACTACCTTCGCTATCGGAGCCGATGAAGTTTCCAGAGTTATCCTCAATTGCGTAGACGGCTTCCGACTTCTCAATAACGTAGCAATTAGCACCGTTGCAAACACAGGAGCAGGACAATTAAGCGGAACTAGAATCAACAGCCTACTCGATGCAAGCACATGGCCTACTTCACAAAGAGCGATCGATGCCGGAGATAGCACCATGCAAGCCGATCCAGGAACAGCAGACAGAACCGTCCTAGAAGCAATTCAAACCGTAGAAAATAGCGAATTCGGTGGCTTCTTTATGTCGGCAGAAGGAAATGCCACATTTTATTCAAGAACCACAGTCAGCCAATTAGCAGACGCAACTCCGACAATTTTCAGCGATACAGGAGTGGGCATTACATATGGCCAGATTGACCTGGCCTTTGACGATACACTGATTGTAAATAATGTTTCAGTACAAAGACTAAATGGCACAAACCAAGTGGTCAGCGATCAAACTTCGATCGATAACTATTTCATCCATTCAGGAGCAAGAACCGGAATCCTTGTACAGACAGATACGGAATCACTAGATCAGGCAACGATGATCCTTCAAGCGCGAAAAGACGCAACGCTTCGAATTGATTCGATGACGCTCAACCTTGTCGATGATGGGCAAACAGCCAGGAACATCGCAGGCATTAATTTAGAGATATTCGACCTGGTCAATGTTACAAAGGCGATGCCGGGATCCACATCGATCACCCGGGAATTGTTCGTACAAGGGTTGCAACATGACATAACAAGGACAACATTCACCAGTAAGATACTCACCAGCGAACCCATTATCCAGGCATTTATTCTAGACAGTACAACGCAGGGCATTCTGAACGTCGCAGGCGTTCTCAGTTACTAACAAGGAGAAATCATGGCAGGAGCAGGATACAAACTATTCGCAACGGGCGACGTTTTGACGGCAGCACAAGTCAATACTTACCTCATGCAACAGACAGTGATGTCGTTTGCATCTTCAGCAGCTCGAACCACAGCACTCAGCGGAGTATTGGCAGAGGGAATGGTTTCATATCTCCAGGACACAAACAGCCTCGAATATTACGATGGCGCTGCTTGGATTTCAGCCGTTGGCGACATTACAGGAGTAACAGCAGGAACAGGACTCACAGGTGGCGGAACCACCGGAACCGTTACGTTAACACTTGATCCAACAGTCCCATTCGGATACACCACCACTGCAACAGCAGCAGGAACTACGACGCTAACAGCAGCAAGTACATACACCCAGATCTTTACAGGAACTACGACACAAACAATCGTTCTACCAGTGGCTTCAACGATGACACTCGGTGAGGGCTTCGTTATCCATAACAACAGCACCGGAGCGCTTACCGTTCAATCTTCCGGTTTAAATACAGTCGCAACAATTCCAGCAGGAAACACCTGGTTGATCACTTGTATCTTGACCTCTGGAACGACAGCAGCTTCATGGGATGCAGACTTCACAGGCACTTCAACAATTACAGGAACAGGCGCAACGACGCTAGCAACTAGCCCGGCTTTAACGACACCGACTCTGACTACACCCATCATGATCGCACCAGAAGAACGCGCCACAGTATCGGCAACAGCAGCAACCGGCGTGATCAACTTCGATCTTGCAACCCAGGGCGTTCTTTATTACACCACAAACGCCAGCGCAAACTTCACGCTTAACTTTCGCGCCAGCTCAACAGCGACACTCAATTCAGCGCTTGCAGTAGGAGATTCAATCTCGGCCGTCTTTCTTAATACAAACGGAGCGACGCCGTACTACGCGAGCGCATTCCAGATCGACGGCAGCGCAGTAACTCCAAAGTGGTCAGGCGGAACAGCACCAGCAGCAGGCAACGCCAGCTCGATTGACGCCTATTCATTTACGATCATCAAGACAGCAGCAACACCGACATACACCGTCCTCGCCGGCGGCGCTACGAAATTCGCATAAGGGGAGAATATGAGTCCATTACTGACAGGCCTTCCGTTCGTACAGGGCGGCAGCACAGGAACGCCAAAGGCGACAGTCACAGGAACGACAGGCTCGCCGACGGTTGATACCACATCGCGACCAGGAAAGACCATCTACAAATACACAGGCTCTGGCACGATCACGATCGGCACAGCAGGAACCTGCGAAATCCTTGTCGTTGGCGGCGGCGGTACAGGCGGCGGCAGCAACGACTCTGCATCAGGCGGCGGCGGTGGTGGAGCAGGCGGTTATTTGTATAAGACAGATGCGTACCTTCCAACAGGAAGCAACACAGTAACAATCGGCGCAGGCGCAGCTTCAACTGGATATATGCAAAGCGGCCAACAAAGCGGTGGCGGTAGCGGCAGCGAAGTCGGCCCTTATGGAGTGGGCGGCGGCGGCAACGGCGGCTACAGATTCTCAACGACTGTAATACCAGCACCACGCGGTTCAAGTGGGGGCGGTTCCAATGGCGGCGGTACAGTCGCATCAACTACGACGCTTGCATCACAAGGAAATAACGGCGGTGCGAGTGCCAGCGCAGGTGGTTCAGGTGGCGGCGGCGCGACAGCAGTAGGAGCGAATGCAGCTACGGCTGTCGGCGCAGCAGGCGGTGCAGGCGGCACAAACTCGATCACTGGAACAAGCACCACGTATGCAGGCGGCGGCGGCGGCGCAGCAGGAGCCGCAAGCACAGCAGGTGGTTCTAGCGGTGGCGGCAGTGCTGCTGGAGCAGGAGCAACAGCAGGCGCAAGCCCAGGAACAACCGTCTATCAAGGAACAGCAGGAGCCGCGAATACAGGCGGCGGCGGCGGTGGAAGTATGGGAACAACGATGTATGTAACATCAACAGGCACAGGCGGCTCTGGCTTCGTAGTGGTGGTGATCGGATAATGGCGCATTTTGCAGAGATCGGCGACGACAATATCGTCAAGAGAGTGATCGTCGTCAATAACGAAGTCTTACTTGACGAAAATGGAAATGAATCAGAAGAGATCGGAACTCGCTTCTGCGAAGAAACATTCGGTGGTCGATGGATTCAAACTTCATATAACGGAAACTTCCGGCTTGCATTTGCAGGCCCGGGTTGTTACTACAATGAGAAACTCGATGTCTTCGTATCAGTAGATGTATAAAATTGAAACGAATATATATTGAATTTAACTATGCGCCGCACATTATCTGCGTCGCAGACGACGATGGCAAAGTGCGAAGATTTAAGAAGGTGGAGATTAAAGGGCCATCTTCAGTAGTAAGTGTCAAAGAAAGAAACGGCATAGGACAAAAGCAAGCATGGATCGAAGTGCAAGATGGCATTGAGATCATGGGGGTTGATGAAAGAATGAACGAAGCCAAAGCAGAAGAATCAAGAAACTCAAACTTCTATAGACAGCATGGAGCAGACGCCTTCTTCAAGAAGCATCTGGCTCATCTAATCGGTGTTCCAGGCTTGCGCTTCTTAGAGATTGGCTCATACGCAGGCAGTAGCGCAGTCGGAGTAATAGAAGACATTCTGACAGATCCAACTTCAACGATAACCTGCGTCGATGTTTGGTATTCGCCATTCGTAGAAAAGGCGTTCGACGAAGCAACGACAAAATACGTAAGTCAGATCGTAAAAGAATCTTCATACAGCTCGCACTGGCTGCAAGCATACGACGGCGCACCTTTCGACTTCATCTACATTGACGCCGATCATTCAGCAGAAGCAGTCGTCAGCGATACAAAACTATCGTGGCCACTTCTTAAACCCGGCGGAATCATGGCACTTGACGATTATTTATATGAGCACCCAAAAGGGCAAGAGCACAATCCAAAATCTGCCATTGACGCCTTTATCCTTCAAATAGCAGATCAGTCTCAGATCCTGGAGATTTCACAGCAAGTATGGATAAAGAAAACCAATGGACACATTGCTGACTGATATCGTTCCGCTATTAAGAACGATCGACGACGCAGTAGACGAAGTAGAAGCATCGGGGATCCAGAAGAAACCAGGAGAGAAGAATGGGAATCAGCACCCGGCAAGTAACCGTAGGAACCACAGCAACGGCGCTCGTTGACGCAACAGCAGAAGCCGAAACCGTCGTTCTTCATTCATCAAGCGGCCAGTGCTTTATCGGAAACAGCGACGTAACCACCAGCACCGGATACCGGATGGATAACGGCGACAAGCTTACAATTGATAACAAGGCAAACGGAATCTGGGGCATTACCAGCTCGGGAACCGTCACGATGATGGTATTGGCGATCGGGAAATGAACGCGCAGGATTACGCAGCTCTGGCCGTTTCACTTCTTACGATCGGCGGAGCATTCGTCGCAATGACCAGATGGCTCGTAAAACATTACCTGGCAGAATTAAAGCCAAACGGCGGCGGCAGCGTTAAAGACCAAGTCAATCGCCTAGAAGCAAGAATTGATGAAATATATTCAATTTTGCTAGATAGCCAAACATCAAGAAGGGGGAAGAAGTGAACCAACTCGAGAAGTTTCTCGAAGTAGCGCAAGCAGAGATCGGCTACATCGAAGGGCCAGCAGATAACCAGACGAAATACCAGAAGGCAAAGCAACCCTGGTGCGGAGCCTTCGTCAACTGGTGCGCAAAGCAAGCCGGAATCAAGATCCCAAACTGCACATACACGCCAGCAGGAGCCACAGCCTTCATGGACAAGAACGCCTGGACGCTTTCAGAGCAAGCAGATCCACAGCCAGGAGATATCGTCTTCTTTGATTTCCCAGGAGATGCGCTCGATCGCATTTCACACGTTGGCATCGTTATAGCCAATAACGGCAACGGCACAGTCACCACAATCGAAGGCAACACCAGCCCGGACAAGAAGGGCGACCAGCGCAACGGCGGCGAAGTCTGCAAGAAGATCCGAGCATTTAAGAAGAAGAATCGCGGCAAGGTTCAACCATCGCTGCCAGTATTTATCGTAGGATTTGGACGCCCTAAATTTAAGGAGATCACGAATGGATAAGAACAAGCTCGAAGCAATTTCAATGACTTATCTGCGAGCAGCAGCAGCAGCAATCACAGCTCTTTATCTCGCAGATCCAAACCGCCCACTGAAAGAATACCTTGCAGCAGGAATCGCAGCAGTCGCCGGCCCAATCTTGAAGGCGATCGATCCCAAAGCAACCGAATTCGGACGCGGAGCAAAGTAGTTGATGAATCGGGGGGATATTCTTCAAGAAGCAGCTCGACTCACAGCCAAAGACCGCCAGCAGACATACGGCGATCCAAGAACCAATCACTGGCGCATTGCAAATCTATGGACGACATATCTCAACTACGAAATAACCCCACAGCAAGTGGCGATATGCATGGCGCTCGTTAAAGTCGCACGCTTGATGGAAACAGAGACAGAAGACTCATTCATAGATTTAGCGGCATACGCAGCGATCGCCGGCGAGATTGCGACAAACAAATGAAGGAAATGATTGTCCTGGTTCCAACCAGAGGACGCCCACGCAACGCAGTCGAACTATTGGCAGAACACGATCGACTTTCCACACATTCAGACATTCTCTTCGTTATTGACGCAAACGATCCAGAGCACGATACCTACGAATACGAAGTAGGCGCAGATAAGTGCGTGACAATTCAGAACGAAACCCGGGGCATGGCGTACCCGATCAACAAAGCAGCCAGTGCGATCGCAAAGAAGAACGAATATAAATACTTCGCCTTCTTAGGCGACGACCACCGCCCACGCACAGCCGGGTGGGATGAGCTTCTCATCCAGGCGATGCAGAAGCGACCGTCAATGGCCTACGCGAATGATTTATTCCAGAAGGAACGACTTCCAACCATGATCGCGATGACAAGTGACATCATAAAAGCGCTCGACGGAATGGTTCCGCCAAAGATGAAGCATTTATATCTTGATAACTTCTGGAAGAAACTAGGCGAAGATTTAGGAGCAATCACTTATCTCGATCATGTAATCGTTGAGCACATGCACCCAATCGCAGGCAAAGCAGAATGGGATGAAGGCTACAAAGAGGTAAACGCAAACGAGATATACGCATTCGATGGCCTTGCCTACCAGAACTACATTCAGAGCGAAGCCTACGAATTGCTCAAGCGCAAACTGAAGCCATGAAGCAGCTCATCGCATATTCGTTATACGGCAACCAGGAGCGATACACGATCGGCGCGATCAAGAACGCAATTCTGGCAACCAGACACTTCAAGGGATACACCCTGCGCTTCTACACCGGGCCATCGGTTCCAGAATCCATCAAGCAAACCCTTCGCTTATTTCCCCACGTGCAGCTCGAAGAGCAGTTAGGGCCAGAAGATCACAGGGCCAAACTTTGGAGATTTCAGGCCTTAATAGATCCAGAATTCGACGTCGTTCTAAGCCGCGACGCAGACGCCAGGTTGACGCACCGGGAACGGATCGCCCACGAAGAATTTCTGGCAAGCGGCCTCGATTTCCACATTATGAAAGACCACCCCACAGGCCACAATTACCAGATCAGCGCCGGCATGTTTGCAGCTCGTACCAGGGCAATTTCGGCCGATTTGGAAACACCAGAACCAGGCGATTATTACACCGCCGATCAGGACTGGCTCGCGGCCCACATTTGGCCTTTGATCAAGGACAGCGCCCTGATCCACGATGAGAGCTACCAAACCCCCACAGAAGGCCAGAGCAAGCGCCGCCCATTCCCAATCGCAAAGAAGGCAACCCTGCACCACATAGGGGCAGCCCTTGAAGCAGATGACCGCTTCGTTTTCAGCATTGACCAGTCAACGGCAAAGGCCGAAACAGGAAGCGACAAGTACCTGGCAGAATGGCTGCTATGAAAATTCTTATCACAGGAGATGCCGGCTTCGTTGGCCGGGCCTTCCACAGAGCGCTCGACGGCAAAGGCCATGAGATCACCGGCATCGACATCACAAACGGCATCGATTGCAGGGATTTCTTCAAGAAGGACGACACCAGATACGACGTCGTTATTCACCTCGCCGCCATCGTCGGCGGCCGAGCCACGATTGAAGGCAACCCTTTGGCCGTTGCCACCGACCTGGCGATCGACAGCGATATGTTCCAATGGGCGATAAGAACAAAGCCCAAGCACGTCGTTTATTTCAGCAGCTCGGCGGCTTATCCGACTTATTTGCAGCGCTTGGCATACAAGCAAACACTTCGAGAGAACGACATCAATCTCGATCATATTCGAACTCCAGACTTGAGCTACGGATGGGCCAAACTGACAGGGGAAACCCTTGCCAGATATGCCAGGAACGAAGGCCTCAACGTCACCGTTCTGCGCCCATTTAGCGGCTACGGATCCGATCAGGCCCTGGATTACCCATTCCCATCATTGATCGAGCGAGCAAAGCGCAAAGCCGATCCGTTCGACGTTTGGGGAACAGGCGAGCAAACCAGAGATTTCATCCACATCGACGACATCGTTGCAGCTACATTCGAAGCGGTAAAGAACAAAGTAAAAACCCTCAACCTTTGCACAGGAAGAGCCACATCTTTCATTCAATTGGCAGAGATGACGATGTTGCAAGCCGGATACCTGGCCCCGATCAGGAAGCACCCAGGCAAGCCAAGCGGCGTCGAATACAGAGTCGGCAATCCGACAAAGATGCTCGAAATTTACAAACCAAAGATCAGCCTGGAAGAAGGAATCGCCAGAGCGCTCGCAGAATAAGAAAATCCCCCATCGCCGTCTACAAAGCGATGGGGGATTTTCTGCACCCTAGATCAGATCGGACGGATCCCGAATCGGTCGCATTATTCGAGCGATCTGCCGGTTGCCCCAAAATACAAGCAACCAGGTAGGAAGAGTGGGAACGCGCAGCTCCTTCCGGGGCAGCAGCACGATCAAGAGCGACCAGAATCCAAAGAAGAAGGCAACAAGGCACCAGAAGAAGATACGACGGCCATAGGCCAGGGCAAGGACGCCAGCGATCGGTACAGCCAGCAGATTCCACCAGCTCACTTTATGTAGGCCTTGAGCGCATCGACGATCACTTCAGAAACAGACTTCTCATCGGCGGCGGCCTTTGCTTTGACAGCAGCCCACAGCTGGTCGGACACCCGGACAGAACGCGCTTTCTTAACGGCCATTATTTCAACTCCTTCTCAATAGCCTGAATAGTGAAACATGGAGATGCCATTCCACAATTACCGCAGTATTTATTCATGCAGTTATGCAATTGCACTATTGCACGAAGGGCGGCGTGCATTTTGGCACCATTTGGATCCGTGTGGGGCGTGTAAGCAAGAGCTGCTAACAATTCATCGTGTGTCATTTGCCAATCACCCCGTCGATCATCGCAGAACAAGAGCCATAGCCAGAACCAGTCCAGCACAGATCGCGAGTGCCATACGTCAAAGCCACTAGTGCAACCAAGGCGATGACAAGGGCGACGCGACGGCGACGGACAAACTTGCGATCCATTCTCATGGCTTCACCTGGCGCAAAACTTCCAAATAAGAAGGCAGGGCAGACAAGACATTCACCATAACCGCCTCCATCAATTCAGGATCCTGCGAATCCGCTGCGTCGACAAGATTGCGACCAGCCAATTCCATAGCCTCATTAATATCAATAAGAAGAGCTTTCATTGCACCCATCACTTGTCCTCACTTTTCTCGACTTTAACCCATACGAATCCATCTTGATGACGAGTGACCTGATTCAGAATATCGAACCATTGCTGATCGACTTCGGCAGTTATCTTGTATGTGACAGCCATCATTTATCCCCATTCGCTAATTGAGCCTCAAAGCAAGGCAAGCAGACGTTTATCTTCTCGATCGATCGAAATGTTTCCTTGCACCCGATGCAGACGCATTCATGCATGTCGTACCAACTCATCACTTTGCCCCCGTCTTGTAATTGCAACTTGGGCATTCTTCGTAGTGCATGAACTTCCCACGATCCCAGACATAGATCGAAACGCCATGCATTTCAGTTTTGCATTTAGGGCAGAGATTCATTATGCACCTGCTTTCAATTTGTTATAAGGATGATCAGGAGAATTCCAAGGAACACAAGTCTCGCAAACTAAATTCTGACCACCGATAAGATGCGTGAAATACAGCGACCAATCGCCAAGCGGAGTGCTATGTGACCACGCCTTCGGCTTTGCTTCAATTGCGCAACGAAGATATGTACCTGTGTGCTCTTCGCAAAGAACATCGCCATTATCAGAAACCCATAAACGCTGAGACATTAGATCCACTCCTTCGCAACAGCAACAAGGACGGAAGATAAAGAAGCAAGAGAAGCAACGAAAGTAGCGTGAGCAACGATGCCGTAATTCTCTGCTTTGTAAATATGAATTACATTATCTTCAATTGCAAAGCGAACACCGTTTGTGAAAACTAAACGCTTTGGATCTTCAACACCTTCGTAATAACCAGGGGCAACTAGATCTACGCCACCCCACTGGTTATCCAAAGGAAGATCGCACTCGCCAGAGATCGCAAGCTCGGTAGCAACTTCAACGATCACATCTTCAAGATTTAACACTGACATTTTATTACCCCCCACCGGCCGAGACATTCGCTCCTTGCCGATAAGAGAATCTTGGCATAGGTATGGACAAACAGCAATACAAAACCACACAATGAAAGTGAACTCCTGCGGTGTTATTCCTGTGAACGCCAGGCCCACAGGCGTGGGATAGGCACCAGGAACCAGCAAACGGCGTGTCGGCGACCGATCAGGGCCAGAGCAAGGCACAATAAGCCGACCAGGGCCACAGGCCCACCAAACAAGGGGGAACCAATGCAAACGCAATATCTGATCTTCGCCGGGGCCATAGCCGCCTGCGGAATCGTTTACCTATTGCTCAAGTACGCAGACGATCCGATCGCCAAAGAGATCGAGGAAGCACAGCAGTACGAAGGCAAGCAGAAGCGGATCAAGAAGGCGCTCGAAAAATGAGTTTAGATCGACGCCCACTCTTTTCAGTACACACCAACGACGAAGGACGCATCGCTTTATATTTGGAAGAACAAGATGCCGTTCTAGATCTGCTCGAAGAAGCAGGCAAGGAAGCCAACGGCGACTACATCGCAGCTCTGACACAAGCCGGAGAAGGCATCAAATTATCAACCGACATCGGATGGTTGGATTATGAGAAGTTACGACAAGCACTTCCGGATACAGTTTTATTGATCGCATCAATGAGCGAAAACGAAGCGCTTGATTTAGCACAAGACATCGTGCGCAACGTTGCAGCTCGCAGAAGCCCACGATTGGAACTCGTAAAGTAAATGGCAAACCCAAACGGACGCAAAGGCGCATTATTCGAAACCGCAGTGATGAAGTGGTTGCGATCCGTTGGGGCAACAGCTGAAAGATTGACGAAAGCCGGCAGCAAAGACGAAGGCGATATCGTCTGTATAATTTCAGGCCAAACCTTTATACTTGAACTCAAGAATCGCAAAGCGATATCGCTTCCAGCCTTCTGGGAAGAAGCAACAACAGAAGCGACTAACTACGCCAAAGCGCGTGGATTAGAACAAACACCCCCGGCGTATGTAATTATTAAACGACGCAACGCCGGCATTGAAAAAGCCTGGGTGGTAGAAAACCTAGAGCAATGGATCAAGAGGAACCAATGATCCGTCCGCAACTATTTCTCAACACGATCCCTTTATTCGAAAACGCACTCTGTGCAGATTTAGAGGATCAGGATTTATTCTTCCCGGATGGGAAAACAGAAGAGACAAAGCGTCTCCCACAGCTTCGGGCGATTTGCCAAAGCTGCGTAGAAAGAAAGGAATGCTTGGAATACTCAATTAGAGAAGAGATCCCGTACGGCATCTGGGGTGGCAAAACGCCAACCGAGAGAGGCGTCGTTCTTAAGAGAACAGAAATTCTCAAGAGGAAAGAACGCGTACTAAAACTACGCAACAGGGGAGTCTCAACCGAAGATATCGCTCAAATTGTTGGCATCAAGATCCATTCGGTCTACCGAATATTTTCAGATGAAAACAGGGCGAGAAAGCGAGAAAACCAATCAAACCCGAAAACAGATACACAGTCCGCCGATTCATCGCAATCGTTGGGATCAGCGCAATGACCAGCACGATCTTCAGTACAGCCCTGAATCCAACCCCGGCGATTCCGGTGGTTTACAAAGAGCGCACAGCGATGCAAAACATCGACCCAAAGCAGCTCGCACGCGAATTATTGACCACAGATCAGTTCAAATGTTTCACGCAGCTCGTAGGCAAAGAGAGCGCGTGGAGATCGGTCAATAACCCCACATCAAGCGCAGCAGGCGTGGGCCAACTTCTAGAAGGCACATACCGCAATCTAGGAATGCGACACCCCGAGAGCCGGGTGTCACAAACTATCGCGGCATTGGCGTATATTGGACGCAAATACGGATCCGGTGGGCCATGCGCGGCATGGAAACATTGGAGACACCAAAAACAAAAGACCGGCTACGGCTGGTATTAGGGGGAA